GTGATTTATTCAAACATGGACATATCGCCGTTTTTAGGTAACCGTGGGCCTGTGGCTGCTTCAGAATCCGTTTTATTCAAAGCGAACATGGTAGTACCACAGACGTTCGATGCTTACGGCGACATTAAACAGTACCCTTCTCCTCAAATTGGAGCAGGACCGACCTTTTCATTCTATACGCCATTCGTTTATTTTACAATGTTCATTCACGGTGATGATCTTTCACAGTATGAGGACATTGCTTTCTCATTCCTTTTGAAAATTGATTCAAAGAAAGTAGATACTACACAATATGGTTTAGGGCTTATGCGTGAACGAAGTGTCGCTCAAGGTATCAATTTAATGCAGCAAGGCCGAACAATACCACAGGCTGCTAATGTCGGCCAGATATTCCCGGCTTGGACATACGGCGGTATTCGACCTGAACGTATGATTAACGGTACTGCAGCACGTAACTTTTGGCTTAATTATGCTGCGGATCAATCGGAAGCAATGCTTGATACTGCGACTCTCCGTGGATATGTCAGACAATCAAGAATTATGAATCCCTTTGATGAAGCATTCGGTGATACTGGGGTGACAGTTGGCGCAGTTCCCGATTGGATTCGCTTCGGCTTAAACCGGGGTCTGGTTTCAGGTCCAATTCGGGCGCAACAACCACCGCGAAAACTCGCTGATAACGGAAACACCTTGATGTTCTGAGGTTGAATCATGCGTTTGACTGAGCCAGTCGCTCCTATTGATCGCGAACAAAATGAAAGAATTGTTTGGTGTGAAAGGTTACTCTACCTCATCGTTCTTTTGCAGTTCCCGCAACTGGCGACGCTCCTTTGACAATCGAACACACCGCGCACATGATCGTGGCGGTTTTGGTTTAGACCATGAAGTGCGCCACACTTCAGTATGGCAAAGAGGACATTTGAATCTCATTAGAACACTTCTCGCACACGTGCCACTTTCGACCACCATAACCGCCTTCGTTGGTTCCGGTCGCCATCATCATCCACTCGCCATCAAGACGTTCGGTTATGTCGGCATCGATCCACGTTAATTCAAAACATATTTTGCACACGTTGGCGAACCTCATGACAATCTCTCCATTAATTCAGATACTACAAAATCCAACATTTTTTCAACTTCACGTATTCGAAGGGACAACTCAGTTATTTTCTCGTCTTGCTTATGTCGATACATTGCATAATTCTTAATGTATTGATCGCGCTTCATTCAACCCACCCCTTATCGATCGCATCGGCTAACTTTCCGGTGTCACGGTAGAGTTGATTCAATCCAACAATGACCTTTTCCGCACGTGGTATGCTGTTGAAATTAGGAAATAATGCGCGCATGAGTTCGACTAAATCTAAAATACGGTCCTCTACGTCCATGATCGCGTCCATTTTTGTCATGAATACCACTCCGGGTAACTGCCATGCTGCTTCAGATAAGCATCCGCAGCCTTAGCCATTTTCAATCGTCCCTCATCAAGCATGAGCAACTGTGAGCGCACCCACATGGAGAAGTTCTCCATGTCGGACGCGAGTGCCCATGTTTCGTCGCATAATGATATTACTTTAGATCTCATTAACCAATCCGAGGGCCGTTGTAGATATATACCCATCGTCAAAAATGTGGAGGCGAAGCCGAAACTGCTTCTTAGTGTCCTGATTCTGTGTTAAGCGATAGCCTATCAGCCCCGATAAACTGGCTCGCATTGAAAAAAGCGCGCGCGTACGCGCATAATAAGCCACCGGAACTCGCTTCGCTCGCGAAGATTTACTGCAGATCTTTGCGTGCGAATTCGCAGGTTTACTTTTTTCACTTAATGTAATTTTGTTACATAACGCAGTCCATCGAAAAAAATTGCCAGGAAAAAAAGTGGGTTTACTTTATACACCGTTTTACGTGTGAGGAGATACATGGCACGTGCTGCAAGAGACCTAATTTTACGCGATCGACTACAATTTCCTATTGATGGTTCAGGTAATACCGACCTCGTTTATGGGCGTGTGGATCTTTCCGACTTTGTAAACATCGTTAAAAAAGAAGGTATGGCTATCAAAGAGATTAGATACCAACTACGTGCGCCATCGAAACCGAATGGTGTTCTTATGCCTACATTGTCCGATACTGTGGGTACTTCGCCTCTACAGTCAAGCATCAAAGTGTTCGCAACAACAACCGCGTATGAAAATGCTGCTGATGTTGGACTAGCCTCTCCCGACGTTATCAACCTACTTGAAATGACTACAACACTTACCCCAGATCAAACAGGTACAGCAGTAGGTCAAATTGAAAACCAATGGACGCACTACGGTACTCCCGACCTTCACCCTGAAGGTTACAACGTAGTGTCTGACTTACTTATCGGTGTCGCTTGTTCACTCGTTGGAGAACACATTGGTGCAACTCTCGAAATCGACATCATGGTCATTGGAGAACCTATCAAACTTAACGAAGCCGACATGACTGAGATGCTTACACAGCAACAAGATCTGTGAGGTGGCTTAAGTGCCACGTAACAGTAAGGGAGAGTATTACTCCCGACGCATAGACCTTACAGACCCGCAAGAAGTTCGAGAACGAATAAGTAGTGCGCGTGAAGGCGCACGTATTGGTGGCAAAATAGGTTCAATTGTACCATTAGGCGGTACTGCAGTAGGTACAACATTAGGTGCTATCTCTGGCTTTATTTTGGGTGATCGAGAAACAGTATTTCCTATTGACATGATCGCGATACCTGCATATCAAGCGTACTTACTTTCAGGTACTCCGGCCTTTCAAATCTACATCAAAGAAGGTGAAGTATTAACTCAAGTTATGCAAACTGATGCTCAAGAGGCTCTTGAAGTTGCATCAGCTGAAGGAACGATGTCAAACAGTACACTGAAAAAGCCCCGCAAAAAGTCAAAATACCATGCTGCATATGGTAAAGCATTCAAACAACTTGCACCAAAATACAAATTGAAGTCGGGTAAGTGGGCTAAGGACGGTTTCAAACGTTGCGCTGCAGCAGCGCGCAAGCAAGCAAAGGGACAGGTGAAAAAGTAATGGTTGTATCAGACATTAGGGAAAGTATTGAGCAGTCGTTGATTCAAGAAGCCGATGGTCTTTTGATTATTCAAAAAAAGGTTGAACTACAACGTGGCATGAGACATGAAGTTATGGCATGCGACATATTCCAAGACGCGATCATATCGACAGATTCGCCATACGGTCTTATTGAGTTCTTTGTAACTCCATACCCGGTGATTTATTCAAACATGGACATATCGCCGTTTTTAGGTAACCGTGGGCCTGTGGCTGCTTCAGAATCCGTTTTATTCAAAGCGAACATGGTAGTACCACAGACGTTCGATGCTTACGGCGACATTA